TTGGGGGGTTTTATGAGTTTGCCATTTGACGTAGCCCTATGTATAGGTCACATATATGACAGCTTATACAACCGGCCTTGTTTTGATTGCCAGCGAAGGACTGAAGCAATTTACAGTGAGCGATGGACTTGGATGACTGAGCCGCCACAATTTATCAACGGCGTATGCGCTTATCGCATTGCGCCTGAAGGAGAAAAGAAATGAAGATGGCAAAAGCATCAACCGCCGACATTGAAATGGCGCTTGAACTATCGCGGTTTGTTGAAGACTTGGTGGACGGCATGTGCCCTAAGCAGGCTTGCAAAGACCCGGAGTCTGATGATATTGAATGGCTTGAAGACGACCCAGACGAGCAGCACATCAGGATCATTTCTGCCTTGCAGGGCATTGCGCGCAAAGGCTCAATTTTCCGCGTGACTTTTGGCATGTCAGTGCTGGTAGACCCAAGAAATGAATTGATCGACCCTGCAGTCGACACGCTTGAGCCTCACCCAAAGATTGAAAGACTCGCAGAGCAAATCGAGGCACTGACAAAAGAGCGTGACGCCTACGAAAAATGCGCCGACACCATGGCCGCCGCGCACAAGGTAGAGCGTGATGGTCTTTTGGCGTTGCACACTGAGCAAATTAACTACACAGTAAAAATTGCGGAAGAGCGTGACGCACTCAAGTCAGAGCTTGCCAGGCCAGAGTCCACGGCAGTAAGCCTTATGCGTGCTGAGAATGTGGCACTCAAAGCAAAAGTCGAAGCGTTTGAATACAGTGTTGATGAACTTACCCATTATCGTGACGCACTCAAAGATGCAACAAAGCTGGCGCTGGATTCCCTTGTAATGATGCACCGTCAAAGCAGTCACGACATGATGTTAACTGGCGATGAAGAACGCAAGTTTGAGAAAGCCATCGCAGCACTGAAGGCGGTGCTATGAGCAATGACTCCATTAAGCCTTGGGCGCGCTGGATGATTAAGCATCGTTTGCGCTGGTTGCTTGTTTTGATTGCTGTTCTGGCGTTTCCCATCTACTTTTTCAGCTATTTGCCAGAAGCCATTGAGGATTTCAGGCGTGACATAAGGAGTATGAAATGACCACACCACCACTGCCAGAACCTTGGCGCGAAGATGCCGACGGGGAGCAGCACTACACGATTGTTCAGGTGATTGAATACGGCCAAGCCTGCCGAGAGGCCGCGCTAAAAGAGGCTGCACAAGCAGCACTGGATGCCCCACTTAAATCAGCTACTCAACCCGTAAGAGAAGCGTGCGCGAATGCAATCAGGAGACTCAAATGACACCAGAACAGAAACTTAAACACGCAATCTTGCTTCGCGCTGTTGAGATGGGAAGCATCCAACTGCAAGATGATCAAGTGACATCCGAAAATGTGGATGACCTTTATAGAGAAAGCAATGAAAACTGGGAATTGCAAGATGCACGCAACGAAATGCGCAGCGGGCAAGTTGAGACAGGCGTCACTTGCGGTTGGTCGCGCCACTACGAATCAAAGGCGGTTGCAGCGCATATGCCAGATGGATCTTGGGTCGGCTGGACTTACTGGTTTGGTGGCGGCAAGCATGGCGAACCAGAGGCCATCGACTGGATAGACGAAGCCTACGACCTCATTTGCACCGAGGAAGTAAAGGTCATGACAGTGCGGACATTCACCAAAAACACTGACAAGACTGGAGCTTAAAGCCATGACACCACTACAAAAAGCAGCCCAAGCGCTTATTGAACGCTGGGACTCGCCCGCATGGAAAGACCAGCCGCACACCGCCGAGTACATCCTGACGCTACGCAAAGCACTGGACGCCGAGATTGCGCAGGCGGTTGAGCCTGTGGCTAGGGTTGAATCAATCATGGCGAATGGGCGACCATTCATCTCTCGATTACCCGGCGCAAGACTTAACGAAGGTGATGCACTCTACCTGCACCCACCCCAGCCACAAGCAACGACGTCTATGAGTGATTTCGATATGCGTGGAGTGCTTGCATCAAATTTACTTTGCTGGAAACGGCTAACCGAAGCTGAGGCGCAGGACTTGGTTTGCTTTTTCGAGAAAGTCAGAACAGCCCAAGGAGAAAAGTAATGCTTGCAAAGTGGACTGAAATATTACCCTTATTTGTAATCCGTTGGCTTGCACTGAATGGCTGCGAGCGCGTTATTGCATTTAGAGAAGGAAACGACAGGGTTTTTGCAGTAGCGAGGCCAGACGTACTGATAAGAGTTAAAGCCCAAGGAGAAAAGCCATGACCCGCGCACTTATAACTAAGTTAGTTGATGCTTTGGAAGATTCATGGAATCCAACTCTCGGCACTGCAGAGCGCGAAGAAGGGGCCAATGAAGCAATCACAGCAGCCCGCGAGTATCTGGCGACTGAGCCAAGGGGTGAGCGGGCGGCGTTGATTGCAAAGCTGCGCACGGGTTGGACTGTTATGGAAGAAAGTGAATTTGAGAGGCTTGATGACTTATGCAGGAAAGCCGCCGACATGCTGGAAGCTAACGCGCAGCAAGCAACACCCGACATAAAAGCCCTCCAATCCAATGGTAAAGGCCCAGCACCATGTGCAAGGTTTTGCGAAGCAAACGCATTTCAAATCGAGATTCGGCGGCTGACGGCAGAGATTAACGCGCAGCAAGCCAAGCGGGTGCCGATGACTGAGAAACAGATTGACAAAATATACGCCGACACAGCGCGTCTAGCGCAGATACGCACTACATTTTTTGTCGCATTCGCCAGAGCCATAGAAGCCCACCGCGGCATCACGCCAGCAGACAAGCCAACCGATTGGAGCGCAGCATGAAAGACCTAGAAATAAGCAAATCACTTGCACTGGCTATTGGATGGACAGAGTCCGATATTGATATATCAGGCAGCGCAGTTGTCGTCTGCTACGAAGTCGCCACACTTACACGGCCCGCGACATGGCGCATTTTTGACTACCGTAACCCCGCCGTAATTTGGCCAATAGCAGAGCGGTATGACTGTTTTCCAGTGAAGCCATATGGCGAATTAAGCTATCCAAAATGGCTTTCTGTCGTAGATGGCAGTGCAGGTTACACAGACACCGCAGCAAAAGCCGTGGCCCTCGCCGTGATTGGAATCCATGCGACCAAGTAGCCCATGCATCGCAATTTGCAGCACCAGCCAGGGTGATGACACATGCAAAGGCTGCGGGCGCACGTTCCAAGAGGTGTGTCTGTGGCTTGAAATGAACGACGAACAGCGCGAAGCCGTTTGGCAGCGCATCGAGGCCGAGCGTACAGCGTGGAGATACACAAAATACAAAGAAAGGGCGAAATAATTTAAAAACATCAAATTATTGCGCTACACTATCAACACACCGAAGCCGGAATAGGCCGAAATCGGTTATCAACGTAAAAGGAATTTTCATCAATGGCTATCAATCTTGGTTCAATCAAGAAGGGTAAGAACCTTCGCCCGCCGCGTATTTTTCTTTACAGTACGCATGGTATTGGTAAAAGCACATTCGCAAGCCAAGCCCCTAATCCAATTTTTATCTGCGCTGAAGACGGACTAGACGCATTGGACGTGGCACATTTTCCAATCGCAACTAGCAGTGCGGACGTTATGGAAATGCTGCAAACGCTTTATGTAGAAGAACACGATTACCAGACCGTCGTGCTAGATACCGCTGACTGGTTAGAGAATGTTTTGCTTCAAGAAATTGAAGCCAGCCACGACGCAAAGGAGCTAGCCTACGGACGTAGCGCTATGTTCTTGGCTGACAAATGGCGCGAGATTTTGGACGGGTTTAATGCCCTTCGGAACGACAAAAACATGACTGTCATTCTTATCGGTCACTCAGAGATCAAACGGTTTGACAGCCCAGAGGTTGACAGCTACGACCGTTATCAGCCAAAGCTAGCCACACGATCTAGCGCACTGGTGCAAGAGTGGGCCGACTGCGTACTATTCGCCAACTATAAAACAGTGGTCAAAAAAGAGGATTTGGGATTCAACAAGGAGCGCGGACGGGCTATCTCAAATGGTGAGCGCCTGATTTACACGCAAGAAAAGCCAGCATACTTGGCTAAAAACCGATACAGCTTGCCAGATAGCTGCAAGCTTGAATGGTCAGCTTTTAGTGATGCAATGGCGAAGGCGGTGAGCGTATGACAAAACAACAACTAATCGAGCTAATCAAGCTACTTAGTGCGCTTGAGTCATGGAGCTTTGCAGATAAGCATCGTCTACCTGATTACTTGCTTGACAAACTTGATTTGCAAATTGAAATTTTAACTCTTGAGATTTTGAAATGAACAAGATTGAAACAGGCGGTCCAGCGTTTCCATGCTGGGAAGGAAATGAGACAGAAGGTATGACGCTGCGCGATTACTTTGCAGCGAAGGCGATGCAGGCTTACTTTGCCAGAGAAAATGAAGGCGAATGGTCAATGCAGGAATCAGCTGCAGAATCCTACCGGATGGCCGAAGCCATGATAAAGGCCCGCAAATGAAAACCTTAGAACAACTCGCATCCGATTGGCTATCAGCCAAAGAGACTGAAAACGACGCTGTAGCTGACCGCCGATCCATTGAAGATCAAATGGCTATCATGCTAAAAGTTGACCACACGAAAGACAGTTCAAAGTCTCACCACGTTGGTTACTTTGAATGCAAAGTGACGACACGGCTAACCCGTAAAATTGACTCTGAACTGGTACAAGAGATCGCACAAGAGTATCAGTTACAAGATCAACTGAGTATTTTGTTTCGCTGGAAGCCTGACTTAAATTTGAACGCATGGAAGTCAGCTCCAGACGAATATAAAAACGTGCTTATCAAAGCAATTACCACCACGGCTTCACGGCCATCATTTTCTATTTCTCTTAAATCAAAGGACTAACACATGGCACGCCTAGACGAAACATTTAACACAAACGACCTACCAGAAGACGCGGGCGGAGGTGACTTTACGCCATTGCCAGCGGGTGACTACAACGTGACGATTCACGACGCTGAAATCAAGCAAACAAAGTCAGGCACCGGACAGTACATCAATCTCAAGTTACACGTTGACGGGCCAACGCACACCGGACGGTTTCTATTTGGTGCTTTGAATATCAAGAATGATTCAGCCCAGGCCGAGCAGATTGGGCGTGGTCAACTTGGTTCTATCCTTCGGGCTATCGGCATTGAATCGCTGGAGGACACGGATCAGCTTTTAGGCGGCACATTGTCTGCCAAGGTAGTGATTAAACCAGCATCAGGTCAGTACAAAGAAGGCAACGAGATCAAAGGATACAAAGCCCTAGGTGACGCGCCACAATCAGCACCAGCACCACGCGCCGCCGCACCAGCTAAACCAGCACCAGCCGCCCCCGCAAAAGCTGCACCGCCTTGGGCTAAACGCTAATATTTGAGCTACAATTAAACCCCGGTAACACGGGGTTTTCAATCAACAATTTAGGGGTGAAAATGAATTATGACGAGTTCATAAAGACAAAGACACACAGCACAAACAGCTATGGATTTGAGCCTGTTTGGATGCCTGATAGTGCGTTTGATTTTCAGGAGCACATCATCACAAAGGCGCTGCGCAAAGGCCGCATTGGCGTGTTTGCAGATACCGGACTTGGTAAGACTTTGATTCAGGTTTCAATCGCTGAGAACATCATTCGCAAGACTAACAAGCGCGTTTTGATTCTCACGCCGTTGGCCGTGGCTTTTCAGTTTATCAATGAAGCTAACCGCATTGGTGTTTACGACATTGAACACAGCAAAGACGGTACATTTACAAAGAAAATCGTAGTCTGCAACTACGAGCGTTTGCACCTGCTAAATCCTGATGACTTTGAATGCGTCATGCTTGACGAATCAAGTATTCTAAAAAACTTCGCAGGTAAGACTCGTGACGCTATCGTGGCATTTATCAAGCGCGTACCGTATCGGTTTTTGGCAACAGCAACGCCTAGCCCCAATGACTTTATTGAGCTTGGCAACAGCTCTGAGGCTTTGGGTTACATGGGTTACATGGACATGCTAAGTCGATTTTTTAAAAGCACTCAGAATGATGTTGACAGTAATAATCGCAACATCGGTAACAAGTTTAGATTATTGGGTCACGCTGAAAAAGACTTTTTTGCATGGGTAAACCAGTGGTCAGTCATGGTAAAAAAACCGTCTGACCTTGGTTTTAGTGATGAGCGATATAAGTTACCCGCTTTGCACGTGAATAAACACATTGCAGAAAATCACAAGCAATGGTGCATTGAAGGTCAAAACTCACTGTTTGTCATGCCAGCACGAACGATGACAGAAGTAAAAGAAGAACAAAAAACAACTGTTAAAGAACGATGCGAGAAAGCTGTGCAACTTGCACATGGTAAAACTTCGGTTTACTGGTGTAACCTAAACGACGAAAGCGAACTGCTTTCAGAATTAGACCGTGACGCAGTTGAGATTATTGGCGGCATGTCAATCGACAAAAAAGAGGATATTTTACAGTCTTTTGCTAATGGAGAAATTAAGCGACTGGTGACAAAGGCTAGGATGACTTCAATGGGTTTGAATTGGCAGCATTGCAATCACACCGTATTTTTTCCAACGTGGAGTTATGAACAATATTACCAAGCCATTAGAAGGTTTTGGCGCTTCGGTCAAAAATCAGAAGTAGTCTGTGACATGGTAATAAGCGAAGGACAAATGAGAGTCATGGAGGCACTTGAGCAAAAGACACAAAAGTCAATTGAGCTATATGAGAACCTTGTTACATCAGCAAATAAGCCAGTAACTTTTAACGTAAAAGAATTCAACAAAACTGTTCAACTACCTGAATTTATCTAATGAATACAAAAGACCAAATAATCACGCCAGAATATGCAATTTACAACTCTGATTGCATGGAAGTATTGCCGACACTTCCAGATAATTCAATTGATCTTTCAATTAATTCTCCGCCATTCGGCGGGCTGTATGCATATTCCAGCAGCCCGCGTGACTTTTCAAATTGCGACACCCGTGAGCAGTTTCTTGAGCAATATGAGTTTTTGATTGAACAAATGGCACGTGTAACAAAACCTGGCCGAATTAATGCAATTCATTGCACTGATGTTTTTGACCATGCTTGCCGACTTTGGGATTTACCACATGAGATTATTCGCATTCACACAAAACACGGCTTTACTTATCGCAACAGAATCACAATATGGAAGGAGCCATTGCGCGTAAGAACTAGGACTATGGTTCAATCTTTGATGCACAAATTTATCATCGAGGATTCAACAAGATGTTTTACAGCAATGCCTGACTACGTGTTGATTTTTACGCGGAATGGTGAAAACGCTGTGCCAGTGACGCATCCAGAAGGATTCAAACGCTACTACGGCGCAACTCCAATATTGCCGGACATGCTTCGTATTTTTAACAGTACAAATGAAACAAATTTCAATCAGGAAGAACTTTGGTCATATTTACAAAACAATTTTGCAGATCATACTGATGCGAGAACAAACAAACTAAGTCACTACATTTGGCAGCGTTATGCATCAAGCGTATGGGATGACATTCGCGTTGACAATGTTTTGCCGTTCCGAGACTCAAAAGAAGAGGATGATGAAAAGCACGTTCACCCGTTACAGCTTGACGTTATTGACCGATTGGTAGAGCTATACAGCAACCCAGGAGAAGTCGTATTGACGCCATTTATGGGAGTTGGTAGCGAAGTATTCAGCTCCGTTTCAATGGGTCGCAAAGCCATTGGAATCGAGCTTAAAGACAGCTATTTCAAGCAGGCAAAAATCAATCTATCACTGGCATCGAAACGGTTTGAAAGCGAAAATACATTCAAACAAAACGCACTATTTGAAGCCGAACCCGATCTAATGGATTAAACTTAAAACCCGCCTAACCAGCGGGTTTTTCAACTCAACAAAAAAGGAAACCAATGTCAACTGACATTCAAAGCCTGATTGATTTACACCATGAATCAGTCAGAGAAGGCCCACGCGGTCACATGGGATGCTCACAACTTGGCCATGCGTGTGACCGTTTTTTATGGCTCAGTTTTCGCTTCGCCGTAATTGAAAAATTCCCAGGTAGAATCTTGCGCTTGTTTCGACGTGGTCAGTTGGAAGAACGCACAGTAGTCGCTGACCTGCAAGCGATTGGAATGAAGATTACTAACACGGGCGCGAATCAGAGCCGCGTAGATTTTGGATGTCACATTGGCGGGTCAATTGACGGCATCATCGAATCAGGCGTGCCAGGAAACACAAAAGCAAAGCACATTCTAGAGATCAAAACGGCGTCTGCCAAGTCGTTTAAAGACATGGTGACAAAAGGACTTGAAAAGTCAAAGCCCGTCTACTGGGTGCAGGTACACCTTTATATGATGGGCAAAGACGTAGATCATGCGCTTTTCGTCATGGTGAATAAAGACAATGACGAGATGTATTCTGAAGTCGTAAAGCGTAACGATACAGTAGCTATGAAGTTTTTTGAGCGCGGGAAAAGCATCGTAAAGTCTGACAGAGCGCCATCTGGTATCAGCACGGATGAGTCGTGGTTTGAGTGCCGTTATTGTGCCGCTCACGACCTATGCCACGGATCCAAGCTAACCAAAGAGGTGAACTGTAGAACATGCGCTCACTCGACAGCAATGGACGACGGAACATGGCATTGCGCTCATTGGGATATGACAATCCCTGATATAAACGCCCAGCTAGAAGGCTGTGATAACCACATTTTGCATCCTGATCTCACACCAGCATGGCAGTTTGAAGCCGCTGAAACCGGCGTCATTTGGATGACTAAATCAGGCCCAATACACAATGCTCCAGAAGGCTATTTAAGCCGTGAGATTGTGGCTAACTGGCAGGCGTGCGCTAGTGGCGTGCGAGATCAATATGCTGAGTTTGATGCGCGGGTGGTTGGGTAATGCTTAGGCCGTACCAACAAAGAGCAATTGACCAGCTATACGAATGGTTCAGCGCTGGCAACGATGGAAACCCTTGCTTAGTCCTACCAACTGGCGCGGGTAAGTCTCACATCATCGCTGCACTGGTGAAGGATGCTATCCAATCATGGCCTGGTACACGGGTATTGATGTTGACGCACGCTAAGGAGCTTATCAGCCAGAACTCAGAGAAAATGCGCCAGCACTGGCCTAATGCACCGATGGGAATCTACTCTGCAAGCCTTAGGAGGTTTTGCCTGACTGAGCCTATCGTTTTTGCAGGCATCCAAAGCGTGGCAAAGCGTGGCCAGCAGATAGGCCATATTGATCTCTGCATTGTGGATGAATGCCATTCAATCAGCCCGACTGGCGAAGGTGCGTATCGTGAGCTAATCAATGACCTAATGGCTATCAATCCAGACATGCGCGTCATTGGATTGACGGCTAGCCCATACCGTCTAGGTCACGGAATGATTCATGAAGGCGACCACGTTCTATTCAGTGACTTGATTGAGCCAGTTTCAATCGAGGAGCTAATTACAAGCGGATACCTTTCACCACTGCGAAGCAAACACACAAGCTTGATGTTAAGCACGCAAGGCGTTACAAAATCGGCCGGTGAGTTCGTTGGTAAGTCTCTGGAGCTAGCGGTTAACACGTTTTACAATAACGCACGCGCAGTTCACGAGACAATCGCACGCGCCAAAGATCGCAAAAGCTGGATTGTGTTTTGCGCCGGAGTACAGCACAGCTTAGACGTGCGCGACATGCTACGACAAAACGGCATAAGCGCCGAAGCCGTGACAGGAAAAACACCAGCGGCAGAGCGTGACAAAATCTTGAATGACTTTAAAGCAGGACGAATTCAAGCTGTTACAAATTGCGCAGTGCTGACCACTGGTTTTGATGCACCTAGCATTGATTGCGTGGTGTTTTTACGTCCTACCCTATCGCCTGGACTTTACTATCAAATGGCGGGACGAGGTTTGCGCGTGGCAGACGGTAAGACTGATTGCATGGTTCTAGACTTCGCCGGTAACGTAGCTACCCACGGCCCAATCACCCAGATAACACCACCTGGACGCAAGCGCAAAGGCGAAGGCACAGCCCCAACGAAAACATGCCCAAAGTGTGACGAAATATGCGCAGCTAACGCCCGCCAATGTCAGTGCGGCCATGAGTTTCCAGAGCCTGAAAAGATTGAGAAAGCTGTATTTCTTCGCGCTGATTGCATCATGGGCCTAGAACCCACAGAGCTACCTGTTACTGAGTGGCACTGGAAAAAGCACACCAGCCGCACCAGTGGCCTAGAAATGCTCATGGTGAAATATTACAGCGGCTTAAATGGCCCAATAATCTCTGAATACTTCCCGACTCAGCACGAGAACTATGCAGGGACTAAAGCCCGTCAAATGGTAGCTACGCTGGCCCGTAAAGCAGGCGTGACGACACCAGACGAACTCGACGAAGCCGTTAAACAACTTAACCAAGGAACACCTCCGAGCATGATTACTTACAAAAAAGAAGGAAAGTTTTTCCGCGTGGTTGATCGTGTTTTTGGTGAATGTGCTACAGTGGTAGATCAACTTTAAGGGATAGAAAATGCGCGTTTTAATAGCTTGCGAATATTCAGGACGGGTGCGAGAGGCATTCGCAAAATTAGGACATGACGCTATGTCGTGCGACTTATTGCCAACAGAGCAACCCGGCAAACATTACCAAGGATCTGTTTTTGATGTGATTAATGATGGCTGGGACTTGATGATATGCCACCCGCCATGCACGCACTTAGCCGTATCCGGTGCGCGTCACTTTGCAGCAAAGAAATCAAGCGGCGTACAGGACGAAGCACTTGATTTTGTACGCGCTTTGCTTAATGCATCGATTGACAAAATAGCACTTGAAAACCCGGTAAGCATTATTTCAAGCCGTATCAAGCCAGCAAGCCAATATATCCAACCGTGGGAACACGGGCACGGAGAAACAAAGAAAACAGGCCTATGGCTTAAAAACTTGCCATTATTGAAGCCGTCAAACATCGTAGATGGACGCGCCGACATAGTTCACAAAATGCCACCTGGACCAGATCGCTGGAAAAACAGAAGCCGCACATATCAAGGCATTGCCGATGCAATGGCAGCGCAGTGGGGAATTTTGAAATGCTAACCAAAAAAGAAAAACTCCAACTAGACACGCTGAAAGCCCAACTAGAAGCCGAAAAAGAAAAATCAGCTAAAGCGTTTGAAGCATACGGCAATGTTCTTTATGAATTGGTTGAAGTGAAAATCAAGCTATCTCGCATTGAAGCGGTTTTGCGGGGTGAGGAATGATTTACATAGGCATTGACCCTGGACTGCGAAGTGGCGCGTGGGGAGCCATTGACCATAATGGCGCGTTTGTCGCCTGCGGAGACATTGACAGCGCGAATGATCGCGTACTGCCACGGATGCTAAAGATAGCCCTGCAAGCTGCTATTAAGATGGGGCAGGACGGCGCTGATATTGTTATCGAGCAGGTAGGAGTAATGCCAGGGCAAGGTATTGCCAGTACGGGGAAATTTATGCGTGCTACTGGCACCATTGAAGCCGTGGTTGATCTATTGCTTTACCCGTATGAGTACGTCACCCCTCAGAAGTGGAAAAAGCACCACGGGCTAATCGGAACAGAAAAGAAAGCTAGCCTAGTGCTAGCCCGTGAGAAGTGGCCCACCGCTCCGCTAAAGCTAGTCAAGCACCACGGACGGGCTGACGCTTTGCTAATGGCTGAATGGCTATTGCATGAAAATAATTAGAGGTTGTGGCGCAAAGTGTAAAAAGTGCGCTACACTTACTCACCAACTAACCAACTCACCAACCAACCAAGGATAGAAAATGACACCAATCAATAACTTTTGTGATCATTCACCAGTTGAAATCAGTGGATCAATTCACCCAACATGCGGGAAACTTGTTTCAATTATTCAGGATTTAGGATCAATGCGATTCCAGCACGACATGACACCAGCACAAGCCCGCGAAATGGCCGCTGCTTTGATTGCTGAGGCTAACCAGTTGGAGATGGAATTGTGAACTACATCTATAAATTTTTAGGCGGTGAGCTTGATTGTGAACTCGACTACGAACCAGCAGAACTCGGAAGCCGTGAACGTGGTACTGGTTTGCAGCTTGAGCCTGATTCTCCTGAGCGTGCTTATTTGGTAACAGCAGAGATTAACGGCGTTGATATTTTAGAGTGGTTATCAGAAGAAGTTATTGGATTGATTGAAGCAAAGGCACTAGAAAAATGACAGACAAAGAAATCTACGAATCAGCACTGAGAAACAAGGTTCAGATTGAGGACTATCTAAACCAAAAACGCTGCTTCGACTGTGACAACTTGGACAAGTTAGCCGGTAACGTCTGCAAGTTTAACGGAGGAGTACCTGACGATTATTTGTACTCCACAAACGAATGCGGAGACTTTCATTATTTGATTCCATTTTAACTGTGCTACAATAAAGATTCAACAAAGGAACAAAATGCAAACACGTAAATACTCACGCACAATGGACGAGGCTTTCCCATTCGGCCCGTCATACGGTAGCGCCATTGAAAAGCCCCGTAAAACTGAGCAATGGCTTGACTATGCCGCTGTACTGGTCATCGGTGTATTGCTAGCCTATGGCCTTATGGCGTATCTCGTATGACAAAAAAAGCTACTACAAAATACCCGACGCTTCGGGTTCGGGTTAGCCAAGAGATGTACGACAAAGCCTACCGCACTGGTTGGCCTGAGTCAGTCAAAGAATTTATCAACAACACCAAGGAAAAACAAAATGAGCAAGAAACCACAAAAAGCAACAGCGCCACAAATTAACAAAATGGCAGGTAGCTACGACGGAGCAGAGCTGCGCCCGTACGATGGACGCCCTGGCGCGATGGATGCGTTTGATAAGCCAAGCCTTGTTGGCAATACGCGCATGAAGCACAAACCAATGATCGGCATGACTAGTCAAGCAAAAACGCCTTTTTACACCAACTGACATGAGCCGCAAGAAGTGTAAGCGTAAGCATTACGACTACGTTAACCCAATCCAACACGCTATTGAAGGCGCTTGTATTGCTAGTGACGAATTGTTAAATCTGCTTCGCCAACGAGAAAAAAGCATGATTGAATCAATCGTCAATGGCACAAGCGAAGGACTTAGCGGGCATCGTGGATTGTGCGAGATGCTTGGAGTGGCTGAGACAATGGGACGCAATGGCATTGGGCATGAAGTCTTGCCAGCGTGCGAAGCTGCTCAGAATGCGCTAATCAGCTTGAAAAACAGGTTTGATAAGTTGAGCAAGTGGGACATTTTGCCGGCTGAATTGCACGCATTGAATGAGCTATACGAATGGCACGACCTTCAGAGATCCAGCATTTCACGCGGTGAATATGAAAAGTTTTTGAAGAATGCAACTAATAGGATGCGAAGCCGTGCGCCTGAAGTTGTTGAAATATGAAATGCTTTAAATGTGGCAGATCATTACAGTCTGGCACAAAGCACCATTACTTAAATGGTAAGCCTATCGGCCCGACATGCTACGAAGCACTAGGACAAAAGCCACCAAGCAAAATCACTAACAAAGTTGTTATTAACGATCAACCGGATTTATTTGGAAATACAAAATGAACGTCACATTACAGTGGGCAACGCCCGACGCTGATAAACATATCATGTTCATGGCGCGGGTCAGCAACCCAGATAACCAGCACAGCGACAAAACACGCTTGCTTCATTACTGCATGGAAGAAGGCCACGTAAGCCCATTCGAAATGGCTTCGGCTTGCTTGGAGATCAACACCACGCGAGACATTGGCCGTCAGATTCTTCGCCACCGTAGCTTCAGTTTTCAGGAGTTCAGCCAGCGTTATGCAGATGTCGGCGCACTGCCTGATGCGGAGTTGCGTGAGTGCCGTTTGCAGCACACAAAGAACAGGCAGAAAAGCGTAGAAACAAACGACTTGCATTTAATTGAAGCGTTTGAATATGCCCAACAAGAAGTCATTGCAATGGCAACTAAGCAATACAAGCAAATGCTATTAATGGGTGTTTCAAAAGAACAAGCACGCGCACTCTTGCCTGAAGGATTGACCAGCAGCCGCCTCTACATGAACGGAACTATGCGGTCTTGGATTCATTATCTGAAGCAACGGCTGCACCCATCAACCCAAAAAGAACACCGCCTAATCGCTCAAGAAGTATTAGATATTTTGCGCACAGTGGCACCCGTCACAATGTCGGCGTTTTTCCCGCTGGAGGTGTCCGATGCAGTGCATTAATGATGATTGCGACAGCATGAAAACAATGGCAGTCGAAACATACAAGACGCCCGCTGCGGTGTACCGGGTGCGCAAGTGCCCAAAGTGCGGCACGCGCTACACGACAAATGAAGTGCTTGCTAGAGATCAGACAATACCCGAAAAGATACGCCAAGTTAAGCGCAGGACTTCATGACACACAAACTAAGTAGTGACGGCGCGGCCGTTGTAGCGCCTGAGTTTCATTGGTTACCGATTGATAGTAATACGCCACGCGGTGTAAGCATGTTGTTAATTAACAAAAACTCAGGCGTACTACAAAAAGGCCAGTACACCGCAGGCGATACATTTTTCACACATTGGGCACCAAACCCAACTTTCAAAAAGGAAAACAAATGAATCTTGAAGAAATTAAAACAATGATTAAAAAATTGGATGATCCAACTTTAATTGAATACTTCCAAATTGCAAAAAGTGATTGTGAATCAGCATCTGTTAATGATCCAAATTCAGATTGGCATGAACAATGTTTTTCTGCAGTTCTTGTGCTTAGTCAGGAAATGATTGAACGCAAATTATCTTTATCAACACTTTACTAAAGGAAAACAAATGAGCTACGCACAAGTAGAAATTGATATTATTAGATGGGCTGAAGCCCGTAAGATTCTGCCAAATGCAACTAGTCAAACCCAGCTACTCAAGACTGTTTCAGAACTTGGAGAACTTGCTGACGCGCTTATCAAAGGCGATAAAGCGGGAATTATTGACGGCCTAGGAGATGTACTGGTGACGCTGATTATCGTTGCAGCTAAGGAAAATCTAGACCTTACCACGTGCCTTAAATCAGCTTACAACGAGATCAAAGACCGCACAGGTACGATGATGCCGAATGGTGTATTTGTCAAGGATTGACAATGAAGTCATTTGCGTTGGTTGCAACTTTGATTGCAGTAGCTATTGCTTTTAAAGCATGGCAATGCGGTGAGTTATTCCCTGATGCAAACTTACTAGCTTGCATGGTGTTTAGATAAAGAAAAGCCCGCATAACGCGGGCCTTTTTATTTTGATGGTTTGAAACTTTCAATACCTTTTCCAATTTGTCTTAGTCCAGCGTAAGCCCAAGGTAAAGCAAGCAAAAGCATCAAAACTTCAACAGATGGAGAATCTTTTGTAAACACATAAACCAATGCAGCAGACAAACTAAGCCATGATTGTGCTGGCCTCGTTCGTCTTACAAATACATCTTCTGCAACATCACCTGATTGAATAGTTTTTTGAGTTGTTTCATGTTCTGCTTTTAAATCATCAAGTTCCTGCTTGTGAATTATTCTCAAATGCTCTCGAATGCTTGCATCATTTTGAATAGTCAGCTCACGCAACCTTATAACAGTTTGAGGATTTGTTTGTAATGCTTCTAATGCTTCAGTTGGGTTATTGGTTCCTGTTGCACTCGACACAAGCGCAACACCAGCAGCGACAGCGCCTGGAATGTTTCCTGTAATAAGTGAACCAACTAAAGTAGCGCCGGTACCCGCATTACCTTTTAGCCAATCACCAACATCAGACCAATTTATTGACATGTCAAGCCTCCTTGAGAATTTCAGCCACACGCCGCACCCACCCACGCCCGAACGCAGGCCAGTTGCTCAGATTAGCCATGAATTCAAGCCTTTGACCGTTCATACGTGCCAGCGTCTTTTGTGGATCATTGAAATTAGCAGTACCCAATGTGACAGGCCCAATCTTGCCGTCATCAACCACGCCTAGCGCACGCTGAAGCCATTTAATCGCCTGACCAGTGCCAGAGTTAACAGCAGCGTCAAAAACACTGTAACGTAGTGATTCAGGCAGTTGATCTGCGCGAACTGGTGTCCAGTATGCAGAGCGGTAAATGGCTTTAGCCTTATCCACTGGCAAGTCGCGCATATCACCAGTATAACCAGCCTCACGCGCCACGGCTTCAGTGACACCCCAATTTGTCGCTCCGCCTTTATCGTCTTTATGATTGACGTATCCGCCCTCATGCCCGAGCAACTTATCAAACGCTTGGTCAAAATTCATGGCCGTTTACTCCAGTTTTGCAACCAATAGAACCACACCACAGCGGCCATCATTTGAAGTCATCCTGCTGAAAGCAAGCGCATCCGCGAGTTATATCTTTAAGCGTCAATACCTCTTTGCGAAGCATGGAAATTTCTTCTTTGTGCAGCCGTAACTCTTGCATAAATTCAACCAACATCAAAGCTAGTTTTTCAATTGAATCACTCATTTTTGCTCCAAAAGCACAGTCGTGCTATCCCATAAAATGTGGCACTGGTGACGGGCAACTAATCGCAAAGGCGTAGCGTCTGGTGTAATAGCCCACGGCCCCCACGTTTGCAAACCCTCTGCGCGACTTTTACCGTGGTCACGTAAATGACGATCTGAGAACTCAAGGCTTAGATAAGACTCACCAGAATACGCCGCCACTTCAATAAATCGGCAGTCTCTTACTTTTTGCATGCTTCCAGCAATGACTAGCGACCCATGATCCCGGTCTGAGTAAGTCACTGTAAATCCAGTGACTACCGGCATATAACGATGCTCAATCCATTGAAAAACAATGATTGATGACACCACAACGGACATAAATACAAGCCCGAAAAGTGCCACCCATTTAGCGTGTTTAAGCACTCAGCCCGCCGCGCAGTATGAACTGCATACCAGCCATAACAATCGCAGCAATGACAGCCCACACAAGGCGCGAGATATTGCCGTTGATCTGATGTAACTCTGCTTTAATGCCGCTCATAGACTGCTCCAACAAAGCAATACGAATCGCGTGATCTTGCTCTCTGCGCCCGTCTTTTGGCATATGTGGTTGTGAATCTTCAAAGTTCATGCGCAATGTCCGCCTGGATTAGGGTCAAAAGGGTCAAGTAAGTGAGAGCAAATACTGCGCGCATGTTTCTGACGACGACCAGGAGGCCCAGCCATGTAACGCTGCAAACGGTCAGTAACTAACTCACCAAATGAGCGAGGCCATTCACCAAACCACAGCGCCGCAATGGTGAAATTGATAAACCAGTCAAGCAGGTATCCAACCAAAAGCGCAGGGAATCCGAGCACTTTAGCCGGTGTACTTAGACGCCCTAGCAAGTGCGCACGGTACATCCCAATCACAATCAGATAGAGATACCACAGCGCCCACAGCGCCAGTGCAGATCCTCCGACTAAGTGCCACGCATTCACAGTGATGCAGCCAAAGTAAACAACTCGTCTAGCTTATTGCTATCAAGCTGCAAACCTGATGCCAAAGCTTGAACTAAGCCAGATTCCCGCTGCACAGTGGCCCTGAATTCCCATTCAATCTGAGCGGCACGGTCCAAACTAGAAATGCTAATCTCAACAGGCTCCAACAAGTTAAGCTGATGTAGCGCTAGTCGTGCCTGAACCATAGTTACTATAGTAGGAATAACAGGCTCAGGCACAGGTGCATCTGTAAGCACTGGATTGCCATTTATATCAGCAGAAATTACTTTGCCATTTGATTGGCCTTGCAACAATTCAAAATGTTGCTCAATCGTAATTTCAACTGCATCCAATGGAATATTTGAACCATGAATTTCAGAAGAATAAAAACCGCCAGTAGATTTTGAGTAAAACATTTTTATTCCTTAGTATCCGATTGCAATCCAGTAAAAATCAGTCGTAATTGTGCTTGCAATCGGAGCAGCGCCAACTGTGTTTGATGATATTGCAGACAAAAAAGAACTTAAACCAGGGTTTAATGCCTGACCAAATGCATAGTTACCAGTTAATTCAGAAACATTACATGTGATTGAATAAACTTGGGTTGTAAAAGATATTGGAAAATTTATAGTTCCACCAGATACTCCAACATAGTTGGATTTACCCCACTGAATAATTAAACCACTTGGAAGTTTCTGATATCCATTTGCTGCAAGTGATTTAACAAATCCACTCATTAAACCAGCAGGATGAATTGCACGAGTATTATCAGTGCCAGCCAAAGTCTCTACTGATGTTGCAAGCTCAACAATACCTTTTACGGTTTCGCTAGCGTCAGGCGTAAGCACAGAAAGCGCAGTACTTTTCTCTGTAGTACCTTGGCGAACTAAAAACAGATCAGCGCCACTCAAAGAAGTTGCAGCCGTCAAGTCAGCCAAAGATACTTTGGTAGCTGCCAGCTTACTGATAATAGTTGGCTCACTCGAAGCCAATGACAAAATAGCCGCTTGCTGTGCTATTAGTGCCCGAGTCTGGGCTTCCTCAGTCGTTGTTAAGGCCATTACAATTCTCCAACTTGACGGGAATACCCGACTATTTTCACATTACTACCGCCAATAACAGGCTGATTACCATTGATTGTACCTGTTCCAAGCGTCAATGTCGCGCTTGAAATAACTTTCAAACTAGGTGCTACGCCTGACGACTTATAACCAATGGCAACTAAGTATTTATTAGGGTCTGCAATGTCAAACGCTTCAAGCCGAATCATTGCATTTTCAGTCGTAAACAAATTTACGCCGAGATTGTCAGTAACAACGTCACGGTTAATATGCTTAAACAGACGGTTAATAATCCAATTAAGCCACTGCGCAGGCAAAGGCTGACCACGGCTTGTCGCTGTAGCCGGTACAAAACCAGTATCCATGACTGCATCAGGAGGCTGATTTAAATTCTGTTGCCCATCTGAATAAGTGGTGAAAGTATTAGCAAAAGTAGTCATTGGAAAACACCCGTTAAATGGTAGCCTGATTCTATTTGAGTCTGATAATTCTGAGCATGAATCACAAGAATATGACCGTTAACATCAATCAACTGATCTCCAACTGTTAACTCAGCCGGTGCAATACCACCAAAAGTAGGGCCTGTATTACTGATTGATTGTGCAGTTACTTGAATGTCTGAACCGTTTGCAGTCAAGTAATCATTTTTACCATTGACAAACAACTCACCACTTGATGAAGCCTTGGAAAACCTAAACGGCAATTCAGTATATGAAATTAACACCGGAACATCAGATATTCCAGCCGGTGCTAAGTCCTGCATTTGATGATGAATATCAACAGGAACATCAGGCCCATTAGCAAACAAAATAGCCGTCGCCGGGTACATCTCAAGATACTGATAATCATCAGAATCAATCAAGTAACGCAACCCATCAATCAAAGCGTTAGGCGTACCCTCTGAAATATTGACGAACACACGAAACCGAATGGCCTTACGGTATTCATCATCATCACGGCCAGCACGCAACTCACCGACGATATACCCACAGCCGTCTAGCTGCTTACCAATGGCCGTATCAATCCAACGCTCAGTTTTGAATTCGTCAGTCGTAGCTTTGACAACATCCAAAGGCCCAACAATCGCCTCAAGCAACGCCAAAACCTTAGGCGATGCCTGAAATTGACTTGTCGCCCGTTCTAGGGCTTCGCTGACTAGGCTCATACGCCAACCACGCTAATCCTAGCCACATCAAACGCCGCGATGCCAGCCCTACCAATTGCGATATTGTTTGTCGAATAGCTAGGCGTGCCGCCTTCAGTGGCGGTGATAGCAGCTTCAACCGTGATCTGACCTAGCCCAGTCGTAGCGTTATAAATAGGCCCGTAGAAACGCTGGGTAATGATGTCATCACCGACATTCAAGGTAGACCCATACGACAGCACAGCGTCAGCAATGGCCGCCTCAATGGTGCTAGTCAAAGTCTCTTCAGCGTACAGCGCATCCACAGAAACGCGAACCCATGCGAACTGAGTAACAGGACGCGAAAACTTGATTGTCTGACCGTCTCCATTATCGTCAATCACTTGACCTACCGTGTCGCCGTAAGTCTCAATGCCAGCCGGTTTCACTTCCCACAGCTTATCTAGAATGTCCTGAGTAGACCCGCCAACAATTACAGCTTCAAGGCTATGAGGCGGCATTGAATCCACAATTTCAGTCGTGCGGTTTTCGTAGATAAACGCCGAACTAATCTCGGGCACTTCAGCCAATAAACGCGCCCGGATAGCCTTAACCGTGGCGCTACCAGTAGCCCTAACGCTAGTCGAATGACGATCCCGCAAAGCCTCGTCAGTTTCAACATTTCGGCCAGTCGCACCAGCTACCAAGTTAGACACCGAATCCCATCCAAGAATGGGACTGTCAATGATGGTCAAAGCGCCAGCCGGTAGGACGTTAGAGCCAAGTTCAATAGACGTAAAAACAGCCGGAGAACCTAGCTTAGTGATGGTTAGATTGGAATCCAATGTCAATGGAAAATCAGACACTTGATCTGCACTGTAAACGCGCAGCTTTGAACCAGTCGCAACCGCTGTAAATTTATCAGCATCAAACGCCGCTGCAAGTCCTGCCGCGATCTCATTGGCCGTGGCACTGGCATCACTGGTGTAAGCTGCTAGCACGCCACCTGCAATAATTTGGTAAGACGTTGCATTGATAACCGTAGTCACTTCAATTTCAACATCTAACGCATTGGCACGGCTAATCACTACATCAGAAGTAGTCGCGTATTGCTTAGTTCCAGACCGCGTAAGCACGCCAGAAGGCAACAAAGTAGACTCTGCACCGTAAACGCAAGCCGTAACAGTCGTAGGCGTAGAGCCAAGCCTGGTAAGTCCTACAAACGCCACAGCACCATCAAGGCTAGTGCCTTCTGCACTGTACGGATACATGGCGTCATAAGTGTCGGCTAGTGTCTCTTGAATCTCATCCAGAGCAGCCGCAAAGATACCAATCATTTGACCAACCACGGCATCAGGCGATGTATTGACCGGTCCTAGCGCGTCTGTAAACCGCTGATCGTAATCAGTTTTGATGTCGGCTAGGCGCTCACGCTCAAAGCCTGTTGTATTAAGTGGCATTGTATGTAATCAATCCGTAAGGTGTAAGCACATCAAAATCAACATCCAAAGACCTAGCAGAGCGGTTGAAATCAAACGTAAACCGAGTAATCTTTTGAACGCCATCAACGGCCATGATTGATGCTTTCAGCGCAGCAATAGACCCAGCTAGGCTAATCTGCTTTCCTAGAATCTCAGCCGTGTAAGGCGTGCCAAATTCAGTATCTAAAAACCATTCGCCTTGCCAAAGTTTGAGCTTAATGGCTAGGTGTTGACGTACACGCTCGGCACCGTCTAAAAGCACCAGATCATTGTTGACTAGGTACAAATCATGAGTCTGCGGGTCAAGTCCTAAATCAATCATGTAGGAGTCCCCGTATTAGACCCGCCAGGACTCACGCCACCATGTGTATGAGTAGACCCAACATTAACGCCGTTATGCGTCATAGCAGCGCCCACAATCGTGACACCCGCAGGCGCGTTAATCAGCAAAGACCCACCACCAGTCAGGCGCATAAAAGCAAAGCCGTAGAATATGGTTAAAGAGTCATTGTTGCCACTGTCACCAGCGCCAGCCGAACCCAAGTCACAAGGGATAGCGTAAGCGTCTGAGATGTCAAACCGGCGCATGTCGTCAGTACCGTCAACCGCCTGTTGCGAGAAAACCAGCAAGCATTTGTCACCCGGCAGAATTGGCCCTTTAACACCGGCAGACCCACCAGCGAATGAAGGCCAGCATATGCGAACATTTTGCAGGATTGGAAACGGTAAAACATCACCATCGGCATAACGCTTTTTAGGCGTAGGCTGCACACTAGCGCGGCCATTCGCATAGCTCACGATGACCCCAGGCAATGACGTATTGATCTCACCCGTTTTCGAGTCAATCAATTTGCGTAGCGCGTCAATGAAGTCAATTTGTTCAGCCATTTATCATATTTTACGGCATTTGGCTATTGGTGAAAACCCCTAGTAAAAATTGTGTTTGTCTTGGTGTATCATTTGGCTGTGCTTTGGAAAGGCATGAAAAACAAATAAACCATAAGGAATTTATGAAAAATCAAGCAACACAACGCCAAAAACAAGAACTTGCTCGCCGCAAAGCAATGCCTATTGCTTTGATTCAACGGCCACTTAAACACATTGCAGAGCGCGACTTTGAAAAAGTTATCGTAAAAGGAGTTACCACTATTGTTATGGGTCCAATTTACAAAGCTGCACGAAAGTTTGCAGATTATGGAAATGGATTGGCATTTAAAAATATTGCAATGCAAATTCAATAAACAAAAAGACACCCCGGAAAGACGGGGACTATCAAGTAAGTGGCGGCGTTGAAGGAAACGCTAAGCAAGGACAATACAACGGAGCTTAGGGTGCTAAACCAACCTGACGGCGACAAAAGAGGTTTAACCGACTCGTTAAAAAGGGGTGTATTTGTCTGGTTGGTAGTATGCTAACCAATAGCATATAAGCTGGAATCAAGCCCAGCCCACTTACTTGATAGCATGATGTAAATAAGCATATTAGCTCCACGTGCGCGGATTAATCTAAGGTGTCCAACGGCTGAAAAGCATTAGGACTGCTATCAACTATCAAGCAAGCCCTGCCATATTTTTAACGGTATGGGTAAAGTCAGGGCTTACTTGATGGTTAAGTGAGCACTACAGTAGGAATACTGCAAGATCATAGGATTGTGGGAACATGGTCGCCATCAACTTTTACGGGGTGTAACGCGCAGTTGTGATGCGCCAATCATGGCCGGGTGGATTCCAAATCCATGCGGTAAGCCGGGATCACATCCGGCCACCCCACCATTTAAACGTAACGCAAAGTCAACTCAGACTCCCACTGAGTACCATGAGTATCTCCTTGGTGCGTCACAGCCTCGATACGAAAAAACTCCTGTTTAATCGACTTGGTGTCAAGTCGCACGTAACCACCGGGCTGCATGGTAGGCTGTAGCAGAGTGCGGCACTTATAGCCTTGAACTTCAAGTTTTTTGCCTTTATCACCACTTGCATCATCAGTGCCAAATGTTACGCGCACGCCTTTTTGCTTTTCTGTGATGCCTTTTTTGGCTGCTGCATTTTCGCTCAGTGTCTTATGCTCTGATTCCGGTGAACCTATCAAACCGGTATCAGGCGACAAAACGAACGCTTGCATGGCAACGGCTTTGCCTTTTTTCAGGATCTGAACTTCTCTGTTTTGCAAAGACCACTCAAGGCCCAAGTACTGGCAAGCCTTGGCCATAGCCTCCCGTGACCGGCCAACGAACGCGAAGCCGTCTGGGTATTGCTTCTGCGCTATTTCACTTGGTAGTGGTCTAACTGGCAGTCCGAACGTGGCTGCAATGTTTGATAACACTTGGCCAGCCGATACACCAGGCGCGAAGCTGAATGATGTCTTTGAATCCCGGTACTCAAGCCCGCCGTCAGACATTTCCAATTCAGTCACCAAGTCAGCGCCTTCGCGCTTAGTGATAGCGCGGGTCACTGTACCTGTGAAGATAGTTATCTCACCAACATCGCGCCGGTATCCAGCTTTGAGAATAAGCACGTTATTGACGGTTTCAACTAGCCCCCGAGAGTCTGGGTTTAGGTTGTATATTCGGCACGTACATTGGTTGGGGTTTTCACCGCTTCCCTTTTCAATTGAGAACGAGAAACGCAAGTCGCGTATTTCCACAGCCTTTCCGTTAGGCTTGCCAACTGTCAGGGATGCTACGCGGTCAAATAGTGACATTTACATGTCCCATGACGAAGAACCGCTATCCCACACGCTTAACCCTGAGTCCCAGATAGAACCACTAACAGCCGGTGCAGCGGTAATCACAACAGACTCAACAGCGGTAACAACATCAGGAACAAAGTACATCAGAGAATAATCGTTCGTTCCGATAGACGTATAAAGCGCACGCGGATTCTTGTTTTTATTGTCAATGAAATACAACTCACCGACTGGCAGGCGTGTATCTTTGAACCGTCTAATCAGTGGATAGTTCTTCACCATTTTGATGTTTTCAACGATCACCGCGCCTTCACGTTCAAACACTGAAAGGCTGAAATAGCCGAATGTCTCATTCCATAGCACGCGCAGCGTGTAGGGATTGTCTGACAAAACAACGTCAACAAGTTGGTCAGTCGTATCGGGAAGTAATGGTATTTCTTCGAGAATCATTTGAAAATAGCCTTTGCAGCATTAGCAACTTTGCCACCAGCCGACGAGAGAATCGACTCATTCGGCGCAGGGTATTTTTTAAGTAGGTTATCAGATTCTGCCTTTCCTATGCTTTTCTGAGGCTCTGCCTTTTTAGCTACTTTGGTATCTGATTTAGCCGTTTTCTTAGCACTGATACCAGGAGGCAATGTCACCATTTGAGTGCTCACCAGACGGATATTCACTAGCTCCATTGTGAACTGCACCTCTTCACCAATCTGAGCATTGCGAGGGATGCTTACAGACTCAATCGCCATGTTTAAATAGATAGCGTGCTTGGTGTAAACTACCAAAGTATCACGCGCTAAATGCAGCGCACGAATGGCCTCAAAAGCCGTCTGTATGCGTGGCGAAGAAGTATCGCCGCCAAAGTATTGCCCAGAGAATTCACCGCGTAGCGGGCTATTTGTAATAACGCCTTGCAAGCGCAATTTGTCAGGCTTCTGAATGATATGGTCAGTAATAGGCGAACCAGTTTCTACCGGATTTTGCGTTACTTCATTTTTCCATTCATGCAGCTCATCAAGCGTAGCATCAAAATCAATGGATGCAATGTCGCTGAATACACTGGTGACAGCATTAACGCCACCGTAATAAAGACCCATCATCACCAGCCTCCAGTCGTCATATCACGAGCCGCTTTTTTGAGCGGGTCAGAGTCTGATTTAAGTACACCTGCCGCGCCCTGCAAAAAGCGTTGCTGAGATTCTGGAGTCCCTGGCGGCACTGTCAAATTGACCGTCTGGTTAGAAGTCACGTTTGTGTTACCACCTGAAGAAGCCGATTGAGCTACTGTAGACGGCACTACGCTTGGTGTAGATACTCCGCCTAAAGTCCCGCCAACTCCAAAAGCCGCACCTAATGCGCGAGCTTTGTCAATTACCCATTGAACCTTATTTCCCATCCAGCCCATAACCGTATCCCAGTTATTCCACAGCATATAAACAGCGGTTCCAATACCTGCAATCGCTGCAACAGCCCATGCAATAGGCCCAAGCCCAACCACCCAAGCCGCTGCCATAGCCAACCCGGTTTTCATAGCAGCCAATCCAATACCTGCATACATAGCGCCAGCCACGATGCCGATACGGGTAAAGTTAAGAATCATAGCAGCCGCAGAACCAGCAGAAGCTAATCCAATAGTTGCAAAACTAGCAATAGCGCCAGAGGTATTAGCAGCCCATGTAAGCGCAGATATTCCCGCTGTATAAGTCAATTTAGCAGCAATGCCACCAAGCACGCCCATAGCCACCACGGAAAGCATTTTAAATCCTTCGCTTCCTGCTTCTATGTTTGCAATCCAGTTGCCAAAGATAGAATCTCCGCCTTCCATGTAGGTGTAAATATCATCAATCGCAAGTCCAAGCAAAACCAGCGCACCGACTACCAATCCACCAATTGAAAACACAGCGCCTAAGATAGTGATAAGGCCACCAAGCGCGATAGGCCCAAGGATAGCGGCCAGTGCAATGCCGAATAAGCGCAGAGCGTTAGAACTACCGCCGACAAACTCGATAAACGACTTCGCACCGTTTTCAATTCGTTCAAAGCCACGCAATAGGAAATTGGCTACCGTGGTGACTACCTGAGATTCACGGTTTAGCTTGGCAATCATTGCGCCGAACTTGTTTCCTATGATTGTCGTAGCATGACCAATCGTCATTGGCATCTGGCGAAATTTATCCTGAAACAATGTTGACATTTTCAACGTAGCTTCAATGACTTGCTTGGATGTTATTTTCCCTTCGCTGGCAAGTTTCTTTAACTCGCTTCTCGGATAGCCAAGAGAAATAGCCAGTTCATCCATGTACTGAGGCGCGGCCTCTGCCATAGCTCGAAACTCCTCACCCTGCAATGTTCCAGCGCCTAATGCTTGGCTAAACTGAGTCATTACCGATGCGGCCTCTTGAGCCGTAGAACCACCAACCACCAAGGCTTGACTAATGGTATTTGAAACCGTCAAAAGTTCTTCTTGAGTGTTGATATAGTCTTTTGCAGCGTTACCAATACGAGCGTACAGAGTTCCATATGCGGCCAATGACTGCCTGTTATCACTGGCATTTTTAGCCACTTCGTCAAAGGCCTTGCCGACATCCCCAAGCGTCTGAGGCAACATCCCTATCCGAGCCTCCAGCGACTGCATCGAATCAGCCACACCAGCCAAGGCCCGAAGCGAAGCGAACGCAGCAAGGCCGGACAGCATACCGCTTAAACGGTTAATGCTGCCCTCTACGCGGTTAATGCCGGTTTGATCGACGTTGAAGCCGAAACGAGTGATTAGTTCACGAACAATTGCCATGCTTTAATTTTACCCGCCTCAGTCTTTTTTAGCCATAGCCTGCGCTTCGTAATCAGCGGTCATGTCAAGTAAGGCATTTAAACGCATCAAATCATCGACGCTGCAAATACCTGACTTGACCTCTGATAATGAAACCTTGCGAGCAAGAATTGGACGCCATATCCATAGCTCTTGCTCTAAGTCTTCTCTTAATTTACCGGCAGGCTTTTCGCTGTTTGAACCCCGGCGGTTAGGTTCCCAAAGCGCCCCGCCGTTTTGGAGAAAAAAGCAGAAAAGTTTAGTTTCAAAACTTCCCAAACCAACTCATACAAATCAAACAGGTTATCAGCAGTGAATGCCTGATTAATACTCATGCCGTCTTTGATAAATACTTTCTTATCAACCATGTATACCCTCGACTGGGTGAACATTGGCAAAATAATAGTATCCATCACTTCTTCTGTCAGATTCTCAGCGATGATTCCAGTGGCTTCACTCAAATCAGCATCCAACAGATTCACAGAGCCGCCATGCTTACCTTTGGTCAATCCTCCGATAACCGGAAGGATTACTTTATTCAAGCGCAGCAAAATGCGGTTAGCCTCAAACGCATTCATTTTCATGGCCGTGTATTCTGACTGGCCAATGATGATAGTTTCAGTTTGCATGATTATTTTGCTTCGCTAAGTTTTTGTTTCAGAGCATAGCCCATGAGCGGCCACATAGCTTTCCGCGCATTTTCAATGGCAATTTTTTCGCCTATTTCTGCGTTGTCGTTCTCTGGCGAAACGCTGCACGACGGCTCGCCGTGGATTGCGTGTCCGTTTGTTGCCGTCAACACAGCCCAGCGAAGAACCTGCCCCGAGTGGCTGACGTGCTTCACGATTTCAGTGTGAACAATGTTTGCATTCAAATCTCTAAGCGACACACGCGGAGCAGTAAGCCCCTTTTCTTTAATCTCTTGCTCGATAGATTGGTCATCCATTTTTCATCCTAAGTTGGTTAAAGTGGTTTTCATTCTACCAAAGAAAAACCCCCAAGCAGCTAGCACCTAAATGCATAACCGATGGGGGCCGTGTTGGCTAGATTATATGGTAATCAAACGCCTCCGAGTGACATTTTCAAATCAGCACAATCAAAAATAAATGTACGCTCTCCGACTTCTTTACCGAATACCATTTCAGGCGGCGTTTTAAGCCAAGCCTGAGTAGCTGCAACCAATTCAGCGCCATCACCAGGGCTAACAATGGCGATAGGGATCAGGATGTCACCGTCAAACAAGAAGTTATCAAGCGCCACCAGCGCCGCGATTTCATTCACCGCGGGTGAACTTTGCAACAGCTTGATTTCAATGGTGCCGGATTTATTGCCATTGCGGGCGCGTGCTACGTGTCCATCAGCGCCCACGCGCTTCATGTAAAGGTCTTCGTCACGCTTGGCAGTAATAAAGTCACCATCAGAGAAGCCGGAGACAATGACGCCTCCAACAATCACGGTTAGCTTGCTTGGGTCGTATGTAGATGTTGCCATTGTGTTTCCTTATTAGGCCAGTTCGTAACCGACATTGCCGTTAATGTTTACGACGTGGATAGCACCAGCAAGGCGAGCGCTAAATTGCAGAGTCAAAACACGCGAAGCCTTGACCAGCGGGTCAACCGACTGAGACAGTGGCGCAGTGATAGTGAAGCCCGGTACAGTCTTACCGTTTTCGTCAACTTCGTCAGGTGCGATATAACCCACCGTAACGCCTTGTTGCAAAGACTTGCGCAAGTTAGTCACGCACAGTTGAATGCCAGCATCGGTATAAGGCACCTTGGCGCGGTTAATCACTAGCATGGTCATGTTGGTCTGAATCAAGTCCTCCAGCCAGTCACGGCCTCGGATAACGTCAATCCACTCACCAGCAACAACCTTACCGGGGTTAGTCAATGCAATCTGAGTTTGGTAATACTCGAATGTATTTCCGCCCTTGCCCAAGATCGTGCTGCGCTGAGTAGCTGACAGCTTGTCAGGCGTCACACCACCAAGTTTCTTCAATGCCCAAGTCTCCGAGCCTGGCTGCAACGGAAACACCGCCGACATCCAAGCTGCATCAGGGTATTGGGTCAAAGCGTTAGCACTGTATGCCGCGTAGGTGCGGTAGTAGCGGGTATCCTTAGCAACGCTGATAACGTCAGTAGACACACCTGGCGTCAGAATGTCAGCCTCGCTAGACGCAAAGCCAAACAGCTTTTTCTGAGTCTCAGTCCACGCCGCAAAGTCAAGCTGCACTTGCTTGGTGCGGTCAGAGCTAATCAAGCCATACCAAGCATTGTCTTCCATTACGATAGCGGCCATATCGACAGCCACGGTATCCACGGTAGTCATAGCGCCCCACGACAGGTTAGAACCCAGCGTGACAGACTGCAAGTTAGATTGGCTAATCCAAGCCAAAGAAACAGTATTACCAATGGCGGTAGCAGTCAGAGTCTCGTTTGTATCCGAAGTGATAGCCAATGCGAGGCCGGTAGCGATTTCCGCAGCGGTTGCGCTAGCGTCTGAAGTGTAGGTATACACCTCAGGCGAAGTACCTGCAATCGTGATCGTGTAAGTCGTCAGATTGACGGCCACAATATTGATGATGGCAGTAGCCACAGCACGCCGACCGACCTTAACTTGGCGCGGGTGCGGTATCTGACTGAATGCAGCCTCGACGGCGCTCAGGATTGGCTCAGGCAAGTTAGCCGATACCGCATCGTCGTAGCGGGTATAGGCTTGCACGCGATTGGTGAATGACATCAATGGTCCACAGATAAGTGGTGTCCCAAAATCCGCCCGCTCTACGCCGGTTGTATTCAGCGAAATGCTGACATTAACAATATCTGAAAGAGTTGCCATTGTGGCTCCTAAAAAATTAAACTTTGCAAAGTTCAGCCAAATGGCTTAGAACATTTTAGTTTTTACGCTGTGAAATGTCAAAAGTCAATCGGCTACGGTAGTCACCGTCAATACATACTCTTCATTCAAAGCCGTATTGACTGTCCCAATGGTGCCATCACTAATAACAGTCTCGATGATTCCGACGTTATCAGTTTGATCTGATTCCCAACGAATCGACAAATCAATGATGGCGCGTGGCTCGATAGCAATTCCATTCAAAAGCTGTGCAATGTCAGTAACCGCCGACATATCAAAGACTGATATTTCACTATTTGAAAACTTATCTAGGTTCGAGTTAAGCAATAGCTTGTCTGAGAATGTCTCGACAGTTGAAACACTATCATTGCCAAAGCGATTGACATTCAGCACGCTCTCACGCACTGCTAATACCGTCTGCAAGCCTCCCGCGTCAACGTCTGAGTAATGAGGCTCACCAACTGTAGTAATCACGCCTAAGCGCAGTGTGGAGTAAGGCAAAGGCGGGCGTGGCCCCGTCTGGTCAGCCCAAATCACAGTGCCCCCCATGATTGGCTGAATCAGCGTGTAAAGCCGGGTTTTAAGCGTGCTGACGTTCATTACGCAGCCAAGTATTTAACGACAGAGATATACCAACCATTCACCACGACAGTGCATGACGCATCAGACCACAAACGCAATTCTGCCGGGTTGACTCGCACAATATCAGAGCCAATATAAAACGAGCCATTCATGCTCATTTTTTGTACGCCTGCTGTTTTAAATGTGGCAGAGCTAGCCTCTAATGTGAACTCAATACCTGTACCAATGGCAAAGCGTTTATCAAATTTAACCACCTGATTAGCTGCGCTTGTCGTGACAATAATGTCAGATCGAATACTAACCATAGTATCAATTGGCAATTCAGTTAGCACCAATTGGTTAGTAGTTGAGTTCCAAAGATTAGTAACTCCACTTGGCAAGCGCACGCGAGTATTAGGCCCAAGCTTATTATTAGTCAGCTTCGTCCATGTGCTAGGCGACACGCTGATAGGCGTGATAGCCGTAGCTGTATCGTTGTAATCAGCATAACCAATCTGGGTTTGCAAAGCCTCAATCTCAGTCTTGGCGGATGCAAAGTTAGCCCGTACACCTGCCGTAGTTGGGCTCCCCAATGGTGGGACGGCTGTATTGATATTAGATGCCATTGTTTAACCTCTTGTAAGTGTACCGGCGACCCATGCAGCCGCGTAGCCCGTAGGCGCTTCCATGCGCCGTGTGGCATAAATCTTGTAATGCGAGATAACGTCCATTTGGCGCACAGAGATAGAGCTAATCTCATATGCATAGCCACGCCACACGATCAAATCAGGCTGTAATCCCGTACCTTCGCCACCCTCTTGTAAACTGGTGTCAGTGTAGACCTTCACCATGTCAGAGATACGGCGACCTTCTGGCGCTGTAATCAGGTCTTGTTCCGTGGCTGGCTGAATGCTTGCTGTAATGCCTAAAACACTGCGCACACCTGGCACAAACACACCTGACACATACGCACCAGCGGATTCATGCAAAACGTCAAAAGGTTTTCTGAAACTCATTTGCGGATCAGATGTTTAATTGAATTTACAAGCGCACCGGAGTCCACAAGCGTCTTAGAACTTCCCTTCTTAGCCTTGACCGTGCTATCAGCCAGCTTAGGCAAGAAGTTCCGGCCAGTGATAGTTTGCTGAATGTCTTTTTCAGCTTTTAACCCAAGCGTCGTAACCATTTGAGCAAAGGCTACTTGACCTATTTGCTTGACAATCTTTTCCATGTACCTGATATAACCCGGTTTGTTTTCGTCAAATGCCGTCCTCATGAATGGCCGTGACGGTATTTTATCAGTACCGAATTCATTAGCCGTGGCATATTCAGCAATATTGAATCCTTCAGCGTCTTTTGAACCCTCAAGAACTCCAACAACTAATTCAGCCTTATGAGCACTTTTAAACTCAAGCATGATTTTTTTCATACCTAAGTCTTTATCCATGACGTATTTTGTAGCCATTAGATACTCGGAACAATATCAAACATACGAGTAATACCACCCATGCTAATATTCATACTCAAACGGTCTAGCATGTTTTGGTAAATACTAGCGCCACCAAAGTGATTATTAGATTTAGTTTGTGAACTTGAAAACTGACGTTCTAAGTCGCCCTCTTTTTCACGAATCAAATCACCACCTCCGCTAGTCCCTGATTCACTGCTCTGGCGTTGCAAAAGAAGAATACAAGCCTGATACACCAATGCCAACCCGCGAGACTCAACGGGATACAGTTCAGGACTGATAAACAGTGGCGCTAAATCAAGCATCCCCTGCACAGTTTCATCACTGACAGACGCAAACTCAGGCGCTACGATGCGTAAAACTTCAAGTTGCGTTGCCATTAATCTATCCAGTATGTAGGGTCAATATAGGCCACATTATATGAGGCATCAACTGACATGGTATTGTAATTAGGCACAATAGGACGAATCATACGAATCACAGCCGCTGTGCCTGTCAATGGCGACAATGTAATGTCATCAAAGGCACCAGACGCATAAGCCGGGATGATTGATACACCAGTCGCACTACCTGTCAATGGCGTCAGTGCAATAACTGGCAAGCTACCAACCGCCACCGCTGCGCCATAAGCCGCACCCGTAGCCGGATTAATTGACAGTGACGCAAATACACCAGCAGCGACACCCGCAGAGCTACCAGACGCCTCGCCAGTCAATGCAGTCAGACTAACATCATCAAACGAGCCGGAAGCGTTACCAGCCACAACAGCTTCACCGCTGGCAGTGCCAGTGATAGGCGTGAGACTGATAGCACTAAGCAAACCAGTAGCCGACGCTGTGCCGCTAGCAGTGCCTGAGACTGGCGACAATGCCACGTCATCAAATGCACCGCTGGCATTACCTGCTACGACTGTCTCGCCGTTAGCTGTTCCAGTGATAGGGCTCAGGCTAATTGATGCTAGCGTGGCTGACGCGTTAGCTGACCCGGTAGCCGTTGCGTTTATTGCACTCAGGCTGATTGGTGCGAATACACCAGACGCTACGCTAGCGCCTGACGCTGTGCCATTAACGGCGGTAAGGCTTACCGCACTAAGTGAAGCCGAAGCTGATGCCGCGCCGGATGCTGATCCACTAACAGGTGACAGGCTAACTGCGCTTAGTGAGCCTGATGCGTTGCCGGTTACTGCGCCGCCTGTAACTTGATCGTCAACCCAGATGCGGACAATCTCGGGCTCGAAGATTTGCCACGGGTTGTCGCTGAGGGATTTGATTTCGGAAGAAGTAAGCTGTCTATCCCAAGCGCAGCATAAGTAAATTGCGCCACCATTCCAAAATGGTTCCCCGTCACCCCTATTTAATATTCGCAGTGCGCCGCCCTCAGTAGCTGTACCTGTACCAGTACCTCCGTACAAACTTATAGCTGAAGCAGTATCAAATAAACCATTAATATAAAACTTTGGTGCTGACCCTATGTCACTGGACTGAACAGCAAAAGCAATAAAATCAGTATTTTCTTGGATTGTTGCTGAACTTCTCCAGACTTTAAAGCCGCTGTTAGCTCTTCCTAGCTTAATACCTCCGCCACCAGCAATACCAAAGTCAAAAGGTGTTGTAGACGCTCCGTTGCTTGGTGATTTTGAGATAGCTGTAGCATCAACAGTAGTTAGTTCAATTCTTCCATACTGAAGTAATGTAATTTCTGAAAGTAATCCAACAGCAACATCTGCTGAAAACTGAACTCTTCCGGGTATTGCTGTTAACTTTAGTCCTAATCCTTTTTGAGTACTTACCTTTTCTGTGCTGAATTTTGTTCCAATAGACATTGAAACAAGTTCAGACCCATCTGAGTAAAGTAACTTTAATCTTTTAGTTAACGGATTATTCCAGTCAATCCCAACAGTATCCTGCGGCTGAGAAGTCCGCGGGATGCGTGTCTCAACCCAAGCCATTTAGGCGCTCACTGCGTTAGTGATCTCTGACAGGAAGGCTTCGCACGTCACCGCGTTCGTCGTGTTTCCTGTCACTTCGACTTCGAGGTTCATCACTTCAGGCCCGACGCGGTATGACCATTCGTTAGTGACGCCAGACACCAAGCCCGTGCCCAGCACATAGACTGTTTTCCAGTCCGCGCCTGCACTAGCGGCGGCAGGAGTTGCCCCAGCGTTGTGGGCAACCAGCACGCGCACTTCAGCCTGCACTCCGAGCGTGCCAGCGTTGTTGGTCTTGATGGTCAAGATGCCGCCTTGCGCTGTGCGCAAATCAACCACGCCGCGTGTAGTGGCACCGGCTGCATTGCTTGTGCCAGCAGCGATCAGCGTGCGGGGCGTTTTTGTGATGGTGGTCGTGCTCATTTGTCTGTCCCGTCATCGTTTTTCATTGCCACTTCTACTTCAGCAGCGGTAACAAATACTGGCACCTCAGCTACAGCCTTTAGCACAGCACCCGCAGCACCCGGCATTTCACCAGTAGCTACCATTTCATTAATCATGGCGCGAGTGGCAGGGCTTCCGAAGTCTAGTTCACCACGCTCAATTAGATACCACGCCCATTTAAGAGGATGATTCAGCAGCGACATTTCTTTTAGTGCATCCAGCAAGGCAGAGCCATCAATCGGCCCAAGTGCCTCAAGCACTAAGCCAATTCCGCCTAGCTTTCGCACCACTTCAACACGCCCCACACTGAGCGCGTCAGCAATAGCCTGATGGTCTTTACTTGCGACTAGCGCAGGGCTTAGAGATTGGATTTCAGCGTAGAGCGTCATAGTGCTTAGCGGTTAATGTAAAGCGGTGTAGTGAAGTCAACATTAAACGGCCCAGCAGTGCTAGACACTGTGCCGCCAAAGTCAACAAAGCCGATCAATTCATCAGTTGCAGCCGTACCGACTGCCTTATACAGCCAGCCACCTACCGCTGTGATAGTGGCCGTAGCCCAGCCTGGAGTGAGATCAGTGACGTTAACAGGCGTGCGGTTATTGGTAGCGTCAACAGCGCCAACAGACACAGTTACAGCCACGCCGCCAGCGGTATAGCCTACTCCAGTCACTTCGTTCAATACGTCATTGCGAAAGTCAAAAGCGTCAAAGTCTGCCTCGCTTGGTACGCTTGACACCAGCAGAAATTTAAACGAACCAGTGAAATAAGCGTCAGCAAGTCGCTTAGTGAGTGTGAGTGAGTTTGCGGATGCCATTATTCAGCCTCTTTCTGTTTAGCGGGACGGCCACGTTTTGCGGGGGTTTCTTCGGATTGTTCTGGCTCGATAAAATCGACTTTTTGTAAATCACCGCTAATAGCTGATTCCCAACTATCGTCAATTTCAGCTACTTCACTTGGTGCAATCGTCACATTGCCAACATGTTTAAGGCCATAGCCTTTGTTAATTACTTTCATTTACACTCCTAATATTTTGTGCATTTTAACAGTGAAAATGCGCTAGGTGTATAATAGCGAAAACCCCGAAAGACTGCAATCTTAACGGGGCTTCTAACCAATGTATAAGCAAGGATATACACAATGGCTAAAACCGATTCTACACGAGATTTTTATGTTTACGTTCACCGTCGGGCTACTGATGGCCGCGTTTTTTATGTTGGCAAAGGAACTGCTGATAGAGCTTGGTTAAAGTCATCTAGGAAAAATTCACACTGGCATCGCATAGTTGCGAAATACGGTCGAACTGTTGAAATAGTTCAATATGGAATGCAAGAGTGGTGGGCTCTTGAGTTCGAATGCGAATTAATATCATTCTATGGTAAATCAAATTTGGCAAATTTTACTGATGGAGGGGAAGGTTCTTCTGGATTCTTGCACTCAGATAAAACAAAACACAAGCTATCAATGCTTGCAAAAAATAGATCAATTGAATATAAATCAAAGCTTTCAAAAGCATTAATTGGTAAAAAAGCATCAGACGCCACAAGAAAAAAACTTTCTGATTCTCATATTGGAATGAAAAGAACAAAAGAATCAATTTTAAAAACTTCGTTATTTCACACAGGATCAAAAAGAAGTCAACTAACAAAAGATAGGATGAAGTCTACAAAATCAATAATTGGTAATACAAATGCAAGAAAAATCAAATGCCTAACAACTGGTAATATTTTTGATTCTGCAAAAAATGCGGCTTTGTGGCTTGTATTGAATGGACGTGAAAAAGCAAAAGGATGCGGAATAACACAATGCCTTTCTGGAAAATCAAAAAAAGCATACGGACATTGTTGGGAATACGCATAAAAAAAGGGGCCGAAGCCCCTTTATTATTTGATCGTTAGATCATCAAATGCCAGCACCATATGCGAATGCTAGCGGGCGTTTAACCACGCAACCAGCGATGCGAGAACGCATAGGCACCACGAACTCATAGCCATTCAGTTGCGGGCTAGAAGTTTGCAGCATCATGGGGATTTCCAGCGCGTAGTTCATGGCGTTGTTTGCCACGGCATACATGCGATCCACACCAGCGCCACCAGCGGCAGTCAACTCGACCAAAGGTCGGAAGGTAACGCCGGGATGCACGTTACGCAAGAAGCCCAGAATGGTCGTGTCGGATGCGGTACTGTTTTGAGTGCTAGCAATCAGCGTGTATTGCGACACGGGAAGCCAAAACTCATTAGCAGTCATCAAGCCTTTAGTCTGCACCACAATGGCGTTAATCACGCTATTGATGTCACGGACAATTTGAGCTGCCGTCTTGGTAGAAAGCAGCTTACTTGAACCGGTGCCATCGGCGGCAATGGTAACTTCAGGCAGGCCGGAAGTGGTGAACAAGCCGGGAAGGTTGTTCTCAGTATCACCAAACCAAGCAATGTTATTCACTGCATCAGTGTGACTTTCAACAGCGGCAGCGGCTTTGTCAGTAGTCAGGCTAGTGCCAGCAAATGCAGAGGCTGCAATCTCTTGCTGATTGTAGCCAAAACCGATAGTGATGTTACGAATCACGCCGGTATTTTCCTTGCGGAACACGTCGGCGCGGGGGACATCATTGCCAAGATTAGATCCGATCTTAGCCTTACCAACGCGGTCCGATTCGTACCATACAAACGAGTTAGCACCGGCAGGAATATCGGTAGAAACAGGCATCACAGCCAAGGCGTTACGCGGTGCGTAAAGCGTGCTGTAAATCTGAGACTTAACGTATTCCAACTGACGGGCGAAGTGAATCGACTCGTTAGCATCGAAGCGACCAGCGGACTCAATTGAGCGCAGGTCGTTTTGGTCATATTTGAGAATTTCAGCCATGATTAATGTCCTTATTTAACGGAAACCAGAGCCAAACCGGCGCCAGTTGTAGAGGTTTCAAAAGTAACGCTGATCTTGGTAAACGCCTCGATACCAGCAGCAACAGCGGCATCAGTCAGGGCACCAGTAGCCACGGTTAGGTTAGCAACTGCACCAGCAACAACAGCATCCGAAGTCGGAACCCAGAACCAGCCTTCGCGCAAAGTGCTAACGGTTTCTTTGGCTGCGTATTGAACCGCACCGCCGCCATTTTGAATGATTGTGTGATCTTGCAAAGCAAAACCAATAGCAGCCGCTCCGGTTGTGGCTTTCTTTACCTGTTTTTCAGGATTGGTACCACGCATAACAGGGTATGCGATTGGGATAATCTCTTCAGCAGCGAAGGACGAAATATCGTGGGATTCTACGCCGTACAGCATACCGGCATAAGCTGGTGCGCTGTATTGAGTGATAGAGGTTTGAGGCATGGTAGTTACTCCTTCTTTTTACCGAGATTAGACATAAATGTTTTGTAGTCGTTACGTGGTTCAGCTTTTACGCCATCCACATTAACAACCTGTTTACGTTGCCCCTGCATAGCCGCATCAGCCTTCATGCTGACAGACATATCAAAAGCCGCATTGACGTATTCGTCAGACTTTCCAGTCAGGTCAGCATCAGCGCGCACGGCCTTGATGACAGCTTCTTTAACTTCGCGGTCAGACTTGCCAGCGCAATCGACTTTGAAGCCTTCAGCGGCTTTGTCCAACTCAGCGCGGGCCTTGATCTCTGCACGGGCAGAATCCAGCGCGTCGGTCTTGACCTTAGCCAACTCAGCGGCAAAGCCATCAACGCGGGCTTTCAGCGTGTCACGCTCACCAGCTAGCTTTTCGGCTTCGGCTTTTTGGGCCTCGGACTGGGTTTTGAAATTCAAGGCATCAGCGCGCAATGTTTCCAGTTCTTCGGCTTCGCTCATGGCGCAAACCTCGCAATCACGGTGCCAGGAGTATAGCTGTTAAGCTCGCCGGATTCATACAGCACATAGACTGCGTTAGCGGTAACGGCTGGGTAGGTCACTGGCGGCGAACCAGGCCAAGTAACCTCAAGATCCACCACGCCATTGGCAGCAAGCCCCAGGTGTGGCGCAAGCTGATCGTGCAATGCTGTTGTGCAAGTGATGATTACGCCTTCGACTTTTGCGCAGATTCTAGCCCCTATGCCGTGGGTGTTGGTGCCTGAGCCGCGCAAGTGGAGCTTGATGTAGTTGCCAATGCTGGACGTATTAGCAAAAAGGCCAAGGCTAAAGCCGCTGTGCGTTTTAACAATGTCGATTCGCCCGTCATTGTTGTAGTCAGCAGCATCTACCCACGGACGGCTAGCGTCGCCTGAGCTTTTCAAGTGGCTCCCAAAATTCTTGGTGCGGTCAATTGTGTAAATGCCGCCATTGTTTAACAGCAAGGTAACCGTGGTTTTCGTTGCGCTGTGCGTGCTCTGAATCTCACTAGCGAACACAATATCGGGAAAGCCATTGTTGTCTAGGTCAGCAACGCGGGAATTGCCGTATGTAGTCCAATAGCCCTTGTTGTATAGCAAATTGTCTGCAAAGCCAGCCGCTGCGCTCTGATCGCTGAAGCTGCCGCCATCGTTTCGGTACATGCGCATCCGCACAAAGCCGTTTGCGTTGTAAATACCCATAAACACAAACACGTCATCATCGCCGTCTACATCGTAGTCCAGCACGCCGTAGTGATTGCCACCCGCTCCAGAAAGCACAGGGAAAGTACCAGGCTGCCAGTTAAGAGCGCCTGCGCTGTACTGCCAGTAGCCACCCGCGCATGGGTTTACGATCTCTGGCAAGCTGTCGTTGTCAGCATCAACTGCAATCAGCATGTCACAAAAGGCCTGCCCAGCAGCATCAGGCTGTATCAGCTTTGCGCCCGTGTTGATGTCGATGATTTGGCCGATGGTTGTTTCGTTGCCTGCCAGTCGTGAGCGAACGTATTGCTCGATAATGCCGTCGCCGTTGATGTCGACGGGGTAGCAGAAATTGCGAGCGCTCTTAACCGTTGCGCTTAGCCAACCATAGCAGCCTTGCGACTTTGGCAAATACGTGGGCGTGCCACCTGCAATCGATGCTGGATTGATCTTGTAGCGCGCCGAGGGGTTTGAGTCTACATCATGGCCCCCGAAGCTCATCATGCCTTC